AAAATCCGCAATGATGGATTAAGTAGCTCCAACGCAGATATGCAAGCAGAGGCTCTTGAAGCAGATTTTAATCATTACCTTACAGTTACCGCATCTGAATATTATCCTGATACGGAACGAATGTTTTTCGCATTAGGGTTTGGGGGTACGGCATTTAAAAAGGTGTATTACTGCCCAATTCGCCGCCGACCCGTATCGGAATTTGTTAGTATCCCTGAAATTATTGTTTCCAATGCAGAAACAACAATATCAACCGCCCAGCGCATTACCCACGTTATTAAAATGTCTCCTAGCACCCTTAAAAGGTTGCAATTGGTGGGAATGTACCGGGATGTGCAACTTTCTTCCGCTCAACCCCCTAAAAATAACGTAGTTAATGACAAATTAGAACAATTAATGGGCGTAATTCCACGAAATTTGTCTAATACGGACAATCAACCCCGTGAAATTTATGAATGTTACTGTGAATTAGACCTTCCGGGCTATGAACATGAAGATGATGAGGGCCCAACAGGCCTTCAACTGCCATATCGGGTAACAATTGATAAAACTTCAGCAGAAATTTTAGAAATCCGTAGGTGGTGGAAGGAAGATGATGAACAATGTCTGCGCCGACAGGTGTTTGTTGATTATATTTTTGTACCCGGCTTTGGTTTTTACGGTTTAGGCCTTTTACATCTTGTAGGTAACACGACAATGGCCTTAACCGCTGGCTGGCGGTTGTGCATTGACAACGGAATGTTCGCTAATTTTCCCGGTTTCTTGTACGCAAAGCAAGCGGGTCGGCAATTAACCAATGAATTTCGGATTCCTCCGGGTGGCGGCATGCCGATTGATACGGCTGGCGGCCCAATTCAATCAACTGTAATGCCTCTCCCATACCGCAGCGTTGATGGTCAATTTCTCAATTTACTTCAATTGATTGAAACAAGCGGTCAACGCATGGCTTCAACTTCTGAAACCAACGTTGGTGAAGGAAACGCAGAGGCCCCGGTAGGAACTACTATTGCTCTTATTGAACAGGCCCAAAAAGTCATATCTGCCGTTCATAAACGGATGCATGCGGCGCAAGCCCGTGAATTTCAACTTTTAAAAGAACTGTTTAAAGAATGCCCAGAAGCTTTTTGGGAAAACAACAAATACCCATCTTACCAATGGACGCCGGAAACTTTAAAGGCGGCGTTGGATAACATTAATTTAGTTCCCGTTGCAGACCCAAATACGCCATCTCATGCGGTGCGTATCCAAAAAGCAATGGCAATTAAACAATTGCAAATGCAAAACCCTCAACTTTATGACCCTCAAAAAGTAGATCAACGCATTCTAATGATGCTTGGTATTGAAGATGCGGCGGATTTATTTGTTCCTCCAATGCCTCCACAAAGTATGCCGCCAGATCCAAATATGATTTCTGCACAGGCTAAAATGATGGATGCCCAATCTAGGATGCAAGAAGTTAAAATTAAGGGCATGGTTGCTGCAGCGGAAGTTGAAGATAAACACCATGATCGTGAAAACGATAAGTGGGTTGCATCTCTTGAACATGCTCCGAAGGGTTTAGACGAACCTGAAATGATTACTGCACAAGCAAAAATGCTTGACTCTCAAGCAAAATTAGAAGAAGTTAAAATGAAATCTATGGACGCTGCGGCTGATGCTCAGAACCGTGCCGCCGATAGAGATAGCAACGAACGGATAGCCATGTTGCAACTGGCCCGTGAAGTTGCAGTTCATCCGGAGAGCGCTTCTTTGGCGGAACAGTTTATTAAACCTGATCTCAATGGGTTAATTAAAAACCCTGAAGTTTAATGCTGGACGCAGCAGGAGTTTAAAATGAGCGATTACAAAAAAGAAGCCAAGACCGCATCTGCCGCAAAAATGCAGCGTATGGGTTTAAATTTAAAAGATGGTAGCAAGTCTTTTACGGATGAACGCGGCGGTTCCCCTTTTGAAGGGTTGAACAGCGGCAATGCTGGCAAAAAGCCAATTACTCCATCGCGGTTTAAACGTGGTGGCAAGGTAGCCCATATGTTGGGCGAAAAAGCTCATAAAAATTTGGGTAAATCAACCCGCCGCAAACGGGATGAGGGCGGTGGAATTGAAACCACAAACGCACCAAACCCTGCGCCAATGCCCCCACGTAAAGGGGACAAAAAATATAATCCATTCCCTTATTTGCAAACTAAAAAGCAAATAGGCGATCAATTTGCTAAAGAACATCCAGATGAACCGACGGATTTGGGCTCAAAGGGTTCCGGGTATGCCCGTGGTGGCAAAACTTCGCGTCACCCTGATGAAGCAGAAGACCGCAAATTAATTCGTAAAGAAGTTAAACCTTCAGCGTTAAAGCACCGTGCCCATAAAATGAAGGGCGGCACAATTAGCGATTACATGGATTCCGCCCGTGAAAATCTTTCCGCCAACCGGAAATTTAAGGATAAGCAGCGGCTTGGCAATATGATGTCGCAGATGGAAGATTCTCCTACTCGCCCGTATTCTCCACGGGATATTATGGATACAGAAAAAACCATTGGCAAACGTGAACGTGGTATTCGCATGGCTGCCGACAAATTGTCAGGCCGCGCAAAAATTCTTCCGTCTGACGAAGAGCCAATGAAAAAAGGCGGTCGCGCAGAAAAATGCTGGGGTGGCGAAACCAAACGCTCCAAGAAATTTTATGGCGGCCCAATCACTTCGCAAAACCCAATGCTAGGCATCCCAAACAACATGCCAATGCCGGGCATGGGTGGCGAACAACCAATGTTTACGCAAAGCCAATTACAAGCAATGCAAAACATGCAAAACAACATGCCAATGCCGGGTATGAAAGGCGGCATGGGTGGCGGCATGGGTGGCGGGTATCACGGTGTTGATTCAGGATTTATAAATTATCCACATAGAGGCCACATGCCAATGCCGGGCGGGTTTAGGCCCGGTGGTTCTTTGGGATTTGAAACCGGCATGCCAAACCCTACAATGCCGCAACAAGGGGGGTATAATCCGGGGTATATGAACGCTGGTGGCCGTATTCAACGTGACGCTGGCGGCGCTACAAACGTGAACCCAATGCAACTACAGGGCAGTAATATTCCACAAAAAAACACTGGAGCTATGCAGCATTTTAATGATGTTCGGGCACAAGATATGGAAAACTTGCAAAGTAATTTGGGAAGGCAACAAGCTATGAGCCCTTATGCTCGTCAAACTTATCGCATAAACAAACTTAATACGTTGCAAAATTATATGACGCAAAATCCAATGGCTTCATATACTGATGCTATGAAATATTTTCATAACCAAATGAACCCACATGGTCCGGGAATGCAGCGTAATACTGGTGGTCGTGTTCAACGCGCCACTGGCGGGGCAGCAAAGGGCAAAACTAATGTCAATATCATTATATCTCCACAAGGCGGCGGACAAGGCCAAGACCCTATGGGCGCTGGTGTTGGAATGGGTCAACCTCCTACGCCCCCAATGATGCCTCCTATGCCCCAAGGCGGAATGCCGCAAGGTGGGATGCCCCCAATGGGTGGAATGCCTTCTATGGGCGGTGGAATGCCTCCGATGGGCGGTGGAATGCCTCCGATGGGTGGCGGAATGCCGCCAATGGGCGGTGGAATGCCTCCGATGGGCGGAATGCCTTCTATGCCTTTCAAAACTGGCGGTCGCGTAGGAAATAAAATGCCAAAATACCAAGAAAAAGATTATGGTTCCGGATCTGGCCTTGGTAGGTTGGTAAAACGTAAATGGCCTACAGCAAACGGAACTGAATAAGGAGTTCTATGGCAGGACTTGACCTGCTCCTTTATCGCAAATTAGAGGAGCGCATTGAAGACGAAAAGCAGAGTCATTCAGAAAGCATTTTGGCTGGCTCTGCACAAAATTATGAGGATTATAAAAATCGCATTGGGTATCTAAAAGGGTTATCTGATGCACTTATCTGGGCGAAAGAGACGATGGATGACATCGTCGGCATTGATAGAAAAGCGAGATAAACGATGAAAACTGCTACTATGAAAATGCTCCATACGGTTGACCCCGTAGCGGAGTTAAAAAACGCTATAGGTGACATTTCCAAAATTAAGGTAATGCACAACAACATACTCTGCGCCGTATATAAAAGGCCAGAACGCACCACCTCCGGGATCTACCTATCAGATAACGTTC